GCAATTTGAAGAATTACTTGCTGGTCGAGATATTGAAACGCTCACTGATGAAGAAGTTGAAGAAATGATTGCTAAAATGAAGCCAAGTGAGCTGGAAAAGTTTGATAAAAAGATTTCTGCTAAAAAAGTACGCGGTCCATCTAAAACGCAATTAAATGCTGAAGATCTTGTTAATCAGTTAATTGCTAAAGGACGTAATAAATGATTTTGCGTTCATCTTCTTATGCAGCTTTTAAGCGCTGTATCCGATATGGTTATTATGCTTATACAAAAGGATTAGTCTTAAAAGATGCAAAATTATCACCTGATTTAGAGTATGGTAGACTTCTGCATGATGCTGCTGATATGTACATAAAAACAGGTGATATAGAAGATGGCATTAAATTGTTACAACAGTCTGATTTACCGCAAACAGGAAGAAAAAGTAAAGTAATGGCATCAATTCTTTTAAGAAATTATAAAAAGAAATTTAGTGGTTTCAAGTTTCTTGAAAGTGAATTTAATCGTTTTAATGGGCAAGATCTTGAATTAAATATTGGAAAGCATATTTGGAAACTTAGAATAGATTCATTAGTAAATTTCCAAGAAAAAATCATGGGCGTTGAAAATAAGACTACAAAAAGTGAATATTTGCTGATTAATCCAAATGATCAGTTTATTTCTTACTATATTACAATTAAACAAGTTATACCAGATTTAAATGGAATGATTTTAGCTTCATTGGATTCTGATGCAGTTGATGTTAATTTGAGTTTTTTCTCTTCTCCTGTAGAACGTTGTCAAGAATGGTTAAAAGAGACTGAATATTATGCGGATTATCTTGAAAAATGTCATGAAGATAATATTTTTCCAAAGATTCCATCTGGTTGTATGATGTATGGACCTTGGAAAAAGTGTATTTACTTACCATTGTGCCAACTTGACAATGAAATTGAACGACAAGCAATGATAAAAGACAAATATGAGATAAATCAAGAGGCTTTGACTCTATCATGGTGAAATGTAGCTGTGGAGCACCTATGATTGATGCTATATCTGATATAGATGTGTTTATTGATGGTTATCAAAAAGAAAAAATTACTAAAGAAAAAGTAGGAACATTAAAAAATGTTCCAATATTAACCTGTTCAAAATGTGATTTAGATATTTTAGCAGTTGAGTTTACCTTAATTTCTAATGAAATTCACTTAAAGAGCATAGGAGAATAAAATGGGTGACTTATCAAGTGTACAATGTTCTGGTCCGGTAATTTTACTTATTGGTCCACCATTAGTAGGCAAATCAGTTTTATCTTCACAATTTCCAAAACCTACTTTCCTTTCAATGGATGGTAATATGTCTTCTATTTTGTCAATGAGGGCTCAACTTAAACTTGATTTTAATTTAAGAGTTTTTTCTATTGATGAGGCTGAAACAACTGATCCTGATTTTTTAGAACTTTGTCCTAAATTTCAAAAAATGTCTGCTTGGGATAAAGCTAAAAAGTTAGTTTCTGTGCTTTCTCGTCAAATGAAAGCTGATGAAACACTCGTAATTGATCCACTTACACGTTTATGTGAATATTTAGTAAATCATCTTGAAAAAGTAACTGGACATCATCCTATTCAGATTCAAGATTGGATGACATTTACCGATGAACTATTAGGTTTTTTCGACATGATAAAATCTTCTGCTCGTCAATGCAATGTCATTATTATAGCTCATGATCAAATTGAGAAAAATGAGGTAACGGGTGATTGGACAAGACTTTTACTTATTCCTTCGCGTCTACGTTATCGCATTCCTTCAATTGCAACTGATTATCTTTACTATAAAGTAGACGTAAGAGGTGCATCAAACGCTAGAAAAGTAAAACGTATTCTACAAACTGCACCAGATCCAATGATTGTTACTGGTTCACGTTTTCTTATTCCTGATATTGAATCTCCTACTTATGAAAAATTGCGGCCTTTCTTTTCAGCCGCCTTAAATCGCGATCTTGGTGAGCCTACTTGGACACCTAAAGACGTAAACTAAACCCTATAGGAGGAAGTATGAGAGTAGAACTTGGTTACAATTTGGAAGATGTCAAGAGTGAGTTTACACCTATTCCCGCAGCAGATTATTTGGGCAGGCTTGATAAGTTTGAACCAGCGGCATCTAAAGATGGAAAGCCTATGATTAAGGCCGCATGGGAAGTTGTTGATGGAGAGTTTTCTGGACGCAAACTTTTTGACAACGTGATGCTTGATGTTGAGTGGAAGGTGAAACAGTACTGTGTGGCTGCTAACATTGAAAGTGGGCGTGAATTTGATACTCAGGATTTTCTGAATACTGAAGCCATTCTTTCAGTTCTTATCGAACCTGCTAAAGATGGTTATGCCGAAAAGAATAAGATTAATAAGGTCCGTCCGGTAGTTTCATAATCTCCTTTGTTCTGAGGGGCTTCGGCCCCTCCTCTTTTTGATTGAAAGGAGTAACTATGAAAATTCCGGTTTCGCAATGTTTAATATCATCTGATTTTAGAACACAACGACCTGATATTGGAGAACTTGCACTTTCAATACAAACTATTGGACTAATAAACCCAATTACACTTGTTCCACAAGGAGAAAAGTATGAAGTAGTTGCAGGACGAAGACGTTTTCTTGCTTTAACTGAAATTCTTCAGTATACTGAACTTGAGATAGGTAAACAGTGTATTATAACTGAGCACACTGAACAATTAGTAGTGCAGTTTGAAGAGAATTTTCGTCGTCAAGATTTTACTCCGATCGAACTTTCTCATCTTGTAAAAGCTATTCATGATAAAAAAGTAAAAGAAAATGGTGCCGCATGTAAAGGTGTACAAGGAGGTTGGGGATTAAAAGAGACAGCTTCCCTTATCTCGTCTGATGTTACATTTGTTCATAGAATGTTAGCGATTGCTAACAATGAAGATATTGTTAAAGATTGTAAAACATTGACTGAAGCTTTAGCTCAGATAGATAAATTTAAAAAGAATAAGGTTGTTGAGGTTGTTAGGAAAGCAAGGGTAGAGAAGAGTAGAATTGCTATTGATAAGCTTGATATTGGAGATTATATAAATAAATTAAAATGCCAAGATGCAAAATCTTTTATTGCAACTATACCTGATGAATCCATTGACTTAATCTACACTGATCCTCCATTTGCAATTAATTTAGATGAAGTTGCAGGAGGTATAACTTATAAATCTTATAAAGATTTACCAGAAGATGTTCTAAAAGTAATAAGAGATATTGTTATTGACTCTTATCGTTGTCTTAAACCGGATAAGTTTGCTATTTTTTGGTGCGCTTTTGAATTTTTTACTTTTATGACAGACTTAATGACTGAGGCTGGTTACGCAGTTTCATCAATTCCTATTGTATGGGTAAAAACTAATTTATCAGGACGTTCATCAAATCCATCTGTAAGTTTAGGATCTATTGCTGAAATAGCAGTTTATGGATGGAAAGGATCAAATGCGGAGATGCTTATAAAAGGTAAAGGAAATGTTTTTCCTTATCCAACTGTTAGATCAAATCGTATTCATGTTGCACAAAAACCAGAAAGTTTAATTATAGACCATTTAAATATTTTTTCACTGCCTGGGGATATTGTTGCTGATTTTTGTTCTGGTAGTGGATCAACATTAAGAGCTTGCTTTAAATCAAAGAGATTTTTTATGGGCTGTGAGAAAGAGGAGGAGTTTTATAATTCATCTATTTTGCAGTCTATGCAGTATGCGAAAGAAGAATGTTAGATGGATAGAATCCAATATATTCCTTCTGCATCTGCAAAACTTGCTTTTATTGGTATTTTTCCAGATAAAGTTGATTGTCTTCGTCGTCAACCTTTTACTGGCCCAACTGGACATTATTTTTCTCGCCTTATCAAAACTGCTGGTATTGATAAATCTCAAGTTTACCTAACTAATATTGTTCATCAACAAGCACCGAATAATCTTTATAGTTTATTGCCGGCAAGTATTCGTGAAGAAGGCAAAGAACAGTTAAAAGAAGATCTTGAAAAATGGAAACTTTCCGGCTTAACTACTATTGTCGCTATGGGTAATGAAGTTTTAGGCCTTTTAACTGGAAAACCTAATGTACATCGTTATCGTGGTTCTGTTATGCCATGCACACTTGTCGAGGGTCTAAAGGTCTATCCTGTTATAAACCCTGGTAACATTATTCGTGGTGAAGGTAAATATGAGCCCATTTTTATCATGGATTGCAAAAAAGCTTTAGAGGATTGTGAAACTTCAGAAATTATCTATCCTCATCATGATATTCAGGTAATTCGACATAAAATTGATGCAATTGCTCTTTTACAAACTTATTCAAATGTAGAAACTCCAATTGTTATCGACATTGAGACTGCTGGGCCTAGAATGACTGCTTATGGATGGGCTATTAATCCACAAAAAGCATTTGTCATTACATCTGAATTACTAGAAGATCCAACAGTTTTAAAGTCTATTGGACATTTTACAAAGTCTTCTACGCCCAAAATTTTTCACAATTGTCTTTATGATGTTTTTCATAACGCTTATTACTACAAAATCTTAAATAATAACATCTTTTTCGACACTATGGTTGCTCAACATAGTGTTTATCCAACTCTTCCAAAATCTCTTGCTTTTTGTGCTTCCATCTACACAAAAGAACCTTATTGGAAAGATGAAGGCAAAGAAGCAATGGATGAGTTAAAACATGGTAAACTATCATGGGAAAATCTTTACATATATAACGGCAAAGATTGCTGTTTAACTTATGAAGTTTATCTAGCACTAAAGCAAGAAATTAAAGATTGGGGAGTTGAGAAAGTTTTTCAAGCTACAATGCAGTTAGTTGGTCCTGCTTTATATGCACAAATGCGTGGTCTTCTTATAGACAACAAAGATAACTGGGCATATACTTGTGCATCAACTCGTTTAACTCGTCGCAACGCCAGAATAACTGAAAAACTAGAAAAAATTAAAGAAGAAATAGTTGGTAGTGTGAATGTTAACTCTCCTAAACAAATGGCTGAACTTATTTATGGGACTTGGGATTTTCCAAAGCCAAAAGGACGAATTATCGCAGAACCTCAGGAAGAAGAGTCAGGTGGTACTACTGGTGAAAAACAACTACGTTCATTAGCTAGATATCCAACTCCTTATCAAGCTGCTATTGGTCTGTTGATTACATTAAAAAAGCAAAAGAAAATGTCAACTTTTTTTAATCCTAATGTTGACTCTGATAATCATGTTCGTTGCTCCATGAAAGTCACTGGAACATACACAGGTCGTTTATCATCTAGTAAAAGTATAACAGGAAGTGGTGCAAACTTACAAAATCAGCCAAAAGAGGCTAGAGAAGTTTATGTTGCTGAAGATGGTTTTATTTTTGGTCAAAGCGACTTATCACAGTCAGAAGCTAGAATAGTTGCTGCTTTATGTGGTGATCCTGTTTGGTTAAAAGAATTTGATTTAAAAGACTTACATACCGCAGTAGCTGCACTACTTTTTAACACTACACCTGATAAAATTATAAAATGGCAACGAGATATTGCTAAAAAGATTGCTCATGGAACTCACTATGGTATGGGTCCAATGTTACTTAGTGAAATTCTTGGTTGCACACCTAAACAAGCAAAGCAATATCGAGATCGTTATCTTGAAATAAGATATAAAGTTGTTGATTGGCATAAGAATGTAGCTAATAAACTTATTACTGAACGCTGCATCAAAACACCATTTGGCAGAATTATTCAGTTTTTTGGTCCCATAACAGAAAATGAAGGTCAAAATTTTTCAAAAGTTCATCGTGAGGCTATTGCTGCTGAACCTCAGTCCATCTCTGTTTCTTACATTAATCAAGGTATTATAAAATGTTATAATGAAATTCCTGAGTTTGATTTTAGAAATCAGGTTCATGACTCCATTTTATTTCAACTACCTGATGATTCTACAACTATTGAAAAAGTGCTAAGAAAAATGAAAGATCTTATTGAAGTTGATTTAACTGTAAATAATATAACTTTTCATATTCCATTAAATTTTGAATTAGGTTACAATTGGAAAACTATGATTGAGTTAAAATCTTTAGATGATGTTAAAAAGGTGCATAAACAACTTCAGTTTAGCAGACTTTCCACATTAAATTTATTGTGATGGCATATGAAACTATGCAAATTTCTGGAAGATTATTTATTTTTTACTCAAGGAAATGAAACACCAGAGATCATGCATCTTTGGGTTGGTATTTCAGTCCTTGCAGGAGCAGCAGAAAAAAGAGTTTGGATAGATCGAGGATTTTTTCGTAACTATTTAAACTTATATATTGTGCTGTTGGGTCCACCAGGAGTATGTTCTAAATCAACTTCATTAGAACTTGGTGGTAAAATGCTTAAAGAGACTGGTTATTCAGTTCTTGAAGGCTCTGTTTTAAAAGAAAAGATCATTTTAGAGATGGTTCAACAACGCCGTGACTTTCAGGTTGACGATAATACTACTTTTCCACATTGTAGTGTTACTTTTCTTAGTGATGAACTTAAGACTTTGTTGACAAGTGGATCTGAAATGGGAACATTCTTAGTTGATATTTGGGGTCGTGATGACTTATATGTTTATAAAACAAAGAACTCAGGGCAAACTGAAATACCTTATCCTTATTTCAACTTATTAACCGCGGCAGTTCCTCAGTGGTTTGGATCATCTTTAGCGTCTGATATGGGTGCCACTGGTCTTCTTGCTCGCTGTATTCTTGTCTATCAAGATAAAAAAAGAGGTAAATTTCCTGAACCTATCGTTACTCCTGAACAATGGGAAGCTCGTAATCGTTGCGTCAACCATTTACTTGCGATGCAAAGTCATTTTGGTCCTATTCCAATGACTACAGAAGCAAATGATTACTATAAAACTTGGTATATGAGTCAAGAACCATCCCCAACTGAAGATTTTCGTATTGTTGCTTATCTTGAACGTAGAACAAAGACTTTTGTTTTAAAAGTTGCTGCTTTAATGGCTTTAGGTGATGGTAGATTTTTAATTGATAAAGTAGATATTGAACGATCTTTGCATGTTTTCAACTTAACAGAAAAAAGAATTAGGACTGCTTACTTAATTGCTGGTGGTAATCGGCTGGCTCCTCACGTCCAACGCATAAAAGATATTGTTAAAATGAATAGTGGACGAATGGAAGTTACAAAGTTATATAGTATCTTCCATACTGAACTAGAGCCAAATGATTTTAAAACAGTTTTACAGATTTTAAAGGAAACAAATGATATAGAACTTAGAAGTGAATCATCAAAAACATTTATTTACTTGAAGACAAAGGAGGATTAAATGAGTGAATCTCAAATTGTTGGTGTACGCTTTTCTTTAGAATTTGTAGAACGATTAAAGCAAACAGCTAGAGAACGTTCTTTAAGTGGAAATAAAGTTACAGTATCAGATCTTGTTCGTGATATTGTAGTTAATAATATTGATTTTACTTATAATTTTTCACAATGGGAGATAGAGGCATGGAATTTATTTAATGTTAATGCTCATAACATTAAATTTGCTTTAAATAACTCCACAACCGCAGACCAATTTTTTTCTATTCTTACTCGATGGTCAAAGGATACAAAAATTAGAATTGTTCCAAATCCTGACATGACTATGATTGAATTTACACATAAAGATTGCAATTATGTATTGACGCAACCGCGTCACATTGCTAAATTACAGGCTATATCTGAAATTGTAGATGAATTGGCAAGGCAAATAACTATAAGTGCCTTAAAAGGAGTGGATGATGCACAGACGAGTCTATGTAACGGGACCATTGGAGGGAGCGACTCTCCAAGTGATGAAGAATCATAGAACAAATTTAGATCTTATCTGCCGACGAGTGTTAATCGCTGGCGATGTGCCTATTTGTCCAATACTTTTTACTCATGATTGGCAAAAAGATCCTAGATTTTCACGAAGACTTGAGTGGTGGATTGATAATATCTTTAAGATCTATATGCTAGACTGTGAAATATTTTGTTATGTACCTACATTGGCAGGCGTAAAAAGTGATAGAATGGAACTTGAGAAAAATCTTTGGAAAATCATAGGAGATGGTAAGTTTTTTATTGCTGATCGTATATTAGATATACTGACAAGGGGGACAAATGCCAGTATTCGATGATCCAGTTACAAATAAATCTATTGTAGATCTTTATGAGAAATTTAAAGATCAAAAATTTATTGTTTACTTAGCTAAACGATTTATCTTACCTAAACCACTTGATGTAATAGCTCTTGAACTTGGATATGAAGTAGGTATTTTTCATCGTTTATTTGTTGAGTTTCCAGATCTTGAACTAAGATTTAAAAATGCTGTTGAAACTGAAGCTAGTAATGAGATAGACCTTCTTGTTAAACAAGGATCTACTCAAGCTTTACGCCGTTTAGTTGAAATTATTGATCCTGTTGCACCAGCTTTAGATAATAAAGACTTAATAACAGCTTGTCGAGCTATTTTATCCGTTTCTAAGCCAACAGGTAAAGCACCGGAAAATTCCGACCTCGACAATTTAATGAAAGATTTGATAACTGGAGGAAATGGCGAATGAAAAGGCAGCCCAAAAACAAGTTTTATACATAGTTTCTCAATTAAATAAAGCCTACGGAAATGATTTTGAGAAGTGGGCCAGAGAAACAATAGACTTTACTGGATTAACTTTTCCTTCGCTTACCGAGCAACAAACCGAAATATCCCAAACTTTAGTCAAAGATAAATTTGTCTGTGTTAGCGCTGGCGGTGGCATAGGCAAATCCGCTCTTGCTGCACTTTTAACTATCTGGTATCTCTCATGTCACCCTTATGCCATTGTTGCTACCACTGCACCTACAGCCAAACAACTTGAAGATGTCTTATGGTCACAAATTAGTCAGTGGCTTAAGCGCTATAAATACCAAGATCTTTTCACCTTACTCTCACAAAAACTTTATATCAAGCATTTCAAAGAATGGTATGCAGTTGCGCGTACTGTATCTAAAGATGCTCGTCAACTTAATGATACTCTTGCGGGCCTCCATTCATCATCCGGTAATATTTTTATAGTCGTAGATGAAGCTTCTGGTGTTCCTGATCCTGTTTTTACTGCACTTGATGGTGCCCTAACATCAAAAGGCGCAAGTGTTCTCTTAATTTCTAACCCAGTATCAACTGGTGGCTATTATTATGACACCATTAGCGATCCTGAGGGCAAGGGTAAACACTATACTGTTCTTTACTTCGATGCTCGTAATAGTCCTCTTGTTGACAAAAATTTTGAAGAACTTATAGCTGCTCGTTATGGTCGTGACTCAGCCATGTTTCGAGCTAAGGTTATGGGTTTGCCTATTGGCTTAGATGACGCTTTCCTTATTACCCCACAAGCCTATGACAAGTTAATTCGTGATAACACCATGATTATGGATGGGCGAGTTATCTTAGGAGTTGATGTTGGCGGCTCAGGTTCTGATCCTACTATTATTTGTCATCGTCAAGGTAACTCAATTATTGCATGGAATGACTTTGCAATTAATGATACTGCCTTTTTAGTTGAAGAAATTAATCGAATTGTTGCGACAAAATATGCTAGCAAAAACGTATGTGTAGTTGTTGATGCATTAGGAATAGGTGCAGGTGTTTATAGTTATCTAACTAGATCAAGAAAATTTCCTGTCATCGGACATATTGGATCAGAAAAAGCTTTCCAAGAAAATATGTTTGACATTAAGCGAACTGAAGCTTACTACAAACTAAAACAAACTATTTTTGACTTACAATTTCCAGTAAAACCGCCTGATAGGCTTAAAAAAGAGTTAGTTAATATTGAATTTGATTACTCTGGACTTAAGATTCAGATGAAACTTACTAAGAAACAACTTATTGCTAGATTAGGTTTCTCAACTGATTATGCTGATGCGTTGACATTAACAACCAGTGTAGATAATTTTTCAATGTTATCTTCTATGAATTTTGTTTCTCCTGGAGCTAGATCAAAACTTAGCTCTTTAATGCTTCAACGGAACAAAGAACAGCGTTATGGAAAGTTTGCACGTTTTGTAAAATAGATTTTTTCAATATGCAAAATGCTTAAGGAGTTTAAAATGATAAACTTACGAAATTTTATTTCACTATCAAGGGGCGCAGTTATTGAGAATCCACCGACTCTATATAAGGAAACAAAAGAATTCCCTAGAACAAAACTTTCATCTTTAGGTAACGCTAAAAATATTTATGGTGTTACTGGTCTTGATAGTCATATGCGTGGATATCCTTCTTCTACTGCTGAACCAATGACTGAACTTCTTGCACCTGAAGGCTTAAAAATCTATCAAAAAATGCGTAAAAACGATCCCATTGTAGGCGGATTAATTCTTTTACTTGAAACAGTTATGAAACGTCTAAAATGGGATATTACCGGACCTAATGCTTCTTTAGTAAAAAAGATGATTGAAGAAATGAATACTTCAATGGCACAAATTTTTGGCGAAATAGCAGAAGCTTTCTGTTATGGTTTTTATTTAGGTGAAAAAGTTTGGCAGGTTCGAAATGGAGTTATTACTCTTATTGACATAGAACCTCGCTCACAACTGACTATTGAAGCTATCAATGATGATAATGGAATGGTTATTCAAAATTCAGACGCTAAAGGTCAACTTACTATTCCTTATTCAAAATGTTTTCATCTTACTTTTTCAACTGAATGTAGAAATCCTTTTGGTTCTTCTATTCTTCGACATCTTTATAAACCTTATTATTATAAAGTGTCTATTGAGGCAGCTGAGGCTCTTGGAATTGAGCGAGATTTAGGTGGACTTCCTATAATGACTGCACCTGAAGGCTTTGATTTTAATGCAGCAATTGAAGACTCACCTACTTATAGTGCAGAAATCGCTCAAACTCTCGATTGGGCTATTTCTCTAGTATCACAAGTTCGACGTGATCAACAACAGGGTGTTGTTAAACCTTTTGGCTGGGACTTTACTATTCTTCGTGGTGAGCAACGTGCCGCGGTTCCGACTTCTGACATCATAGCTAGATACAATACTGAGATGACAACTGGTATCTTGGCTAATTTTGTTTCCTTAGGTGCCTTTGCTTCCACTAATAATGCTAATACAGAACTTCATGTTGCTAACTTCTTAGCGGCTTGTGAGGCTTATGTTAATATTATTGCTGAATCATTTAATAAACAGGTAATTAACCCAATTTGTCGTTATAATCGTATGGAAAAACAGCCACAAATTACTTTAAAGTTAAAGAATATTGGTATTTTAAAAGCTCTTGGTACTTTCTTGGCATCCGTTACTGACAAAGGATTAATTCGACCAACTGAAAGTATTAAACATACTATTTTAGAACTTTTAGATTTTCCAGATGATGAACCTCTTATTGACCCAAATGCAGCTAATAAAAATCCTTTGGAGGATAATAATGCCTAGTATAGATAGATCACAAACAATTCCTTCTTATATCTATGAAGCTTATAATACACAAAATAAGCGTAAACAATTTCCACCTAGTCATTTTTTACTTGTAGATGCATCAGGCAATAGAAAATTTCCTTATCGTGATCCGAAATCTGGTGCTATTCATTGTGGACTTCTTAGAGCTGCTATGTCTCGTGCAGGCCAATATAGCTATAATGAGGTCGAAACAAAAGCAAGAAGTATTTATGAAAAAAGTTGTAAAGAAAAAGAAAAGGATATAGAAATAAAAAAACTTGAAATAAAAGGTGAAGAAGTCTTTGGCATTGTTATTGCTCCTGAAGAAGTTGATATGGATGGTGACACTTTCACAAAAGAAGCTATTCGTAAAGCTTGTTATGAGTATAACACTTATTTTCAGGGAACGGCTTATCGTCATGGCCTTAGACTTAACACTGATCAAGTTAATCTTTTAGAAAGTTACTGTGCTCCTACTGATATTATTGTTGAAGGTGAAACTATTAAAGAAGGCACCTGGGTTCAACGATGGAAAATTAAGGATGCTGACCTGCAACGCCAAATTCGAGATAAAGAAATTGTCGGTTTTTCTCTTGGTGGCTTTATTATAGATAATCCATCTCGTGGTTAACTCTCCTTTCCACTCCTCTGTTGGCCGTTGGAGACTGCCCACTCCAACGGTCTTTTTTATCCCCATTTTCATTTGACTAATTTTGAACTTTAGCCCAATATCATGACCTAGCGAGGTTACAATGGTAATTGAAGAAATACAAGTTAATGAAGTAAGTCTTGCAGCTAATCCAAAAAATAAAAAGCGGTTTATCTGCATTAAAGATACTAAAGGAGGCATCTTAATGGATAAGTTTTTAAAACTTATGGCACTCTTGGCAACTAAGTCTGCAAATGTACCTGTAGTTGTCCAAGAAGAGTTGAAGACCGTTGATAAAGACGTTTCTTCAGAAGATATCCTTGATATTTTCAAGGACCAGTTGGCTGGATACACTATCAGCAAAACTATGGATGGTGTTAAACTTATTGATACTAATAAGTTTGATATTGTTGAAAAGATCAAAGTTGCTGATCTTCCTGATGCTGTCAAGAAACAGATGGAAGCCCAGGACAAAGAAATCCGCACCCTCAAACTTGACAAATTCACTTCCACGGTTGCTACTAAGGTTGGAGATGCTCTCATTCCTATTATTTCTCCTCTTTATGAGAAACTTAGCGAAAAAGACCTTAATGGTGTTCTTGATGTTATTAAGTTCCAGCAAGACATCATTAATGAACTTGGTAAGGGTCAGTTGACTAAAGAAGTACCAGATAATGGAAAGAATCTTGAAGCTAAGATTGCTGAATATGCTAAAGTCCATAATCTGAAGGAAAGTGATGCATGGGCTGCTTATGCAAAAGAGCACCCTGCTGACTTTAACGAGGGGGTGTAAGAATGGCTGATCTTGAGAAAAATCTAATTCATGACACTGTAGTTCCGTCTGCAACTCTTGTTGATGCAGAAAACTACCTTGTAGACGATGCTGGTGCCAAGACTACAGGCCGTAGTCAGATGGCAAAAGGAATTGTTTATGAAGGTTTTGCTGCTAATCTGGCTTCTGATGTTGTCATTTCAGGTGAAATGGAAGCCTATGTTGATGGAACAGTAGCCGCTATATCTATTGGTGATCCATTGACTCCTGATGGTGCTGATTCTAGCAATGGTCGTTCAACCGTCGATGGTGTTTTTACTAAAGGAACAGCAGGCACGGATCATATAAAGGCAACAGCTCTCGAAGCTGCTACTACTATCACTAAAATCCGTGTTCGGATGCCGGCATAAGGAGGTTATAAATGGCTCACTGGAGTGATCAAGTAAATACTACCTACATTGCAAATGTAGCAAATCGGTACATGATTGAGAATCCTTTCAAGGTTTTTAATATCTTTCCGATGATTACCTCGCAGAAACTTGCTGGATATATTGCTACCTATACCAAGTCTGATTGGCTTCGTATTGGCACTACATCGCTGTATAAACGTGTAGGTGCGTCGGAATCGGTCGGTGATGACTACACTGTTGGTAAACAGGCATATCGTTGCGAACAGTTTTCTTTCCATAAAGACATCACCAAAGATGATCGCAATGAGTATGATAATCCGTTTGATCCTGTCAATGACTCTATTGATTTCGTTGTAAATCGTATGCAGCGAGTTCTTTTGAGTGAACTTATTGACTCTTTCTTTGCTAGTGGTATCTGGGGAACAGATGTTGATTATGATGACTCTGGATACAATAAGTGGGATGCTAAGACTTCTGGCACGTCTGATGCTGATCCAGTTGATGAAGTTATGTCTTATCATGCTACCATCAAATCAACAACTGGTTATCAGGCTAACAAGATGATCATCACCTTTGACATCCTCAAAGCTCTTAAATCAAACACTTATATTATGGACCGGATGAAGACGACCA